AATTCTCATATCATTCGCCGCAATTGGAAATTAATGTATTTAGATACACAAAACTTGGCAGCTATACAGATACAAAAAATTGATGCTAAAATCAATACTTTTAGTCCTTCATATAATAAAATCGATTTAATGAGAATTTTATTACGAGAAGGGCTTAAGAATTTCAATGCTGATATGTTTTTTATGTCGCTGAACTCAGTGTTACGATGATGGAGTAGGATGCAATCGTCTATTATTAGTGAAAATGTCAATTTTAGCCAATATGGCAAAACGTTTCAAGAAAAAATATTTCAGGGATTATTAACTGATCATCGGTGGGCAACACAGATGTATGAAGTAATGAGACCGGATTTTTTTGATGTGAAATATCTTGCTTATTTATGTGATCGATATTTTGTGTATTATGGAAAGTATAAAAGTTTTCCAACCTTATCACTTCTTGTAACGATAATCAAGGATGATTTGGGAGATAGTAGTGATGTCATCTTACGTGATCAGATTGTAGAATTTTTATATCGGATGAAAATGAATCCGAATATAGGCGATATTGAGTATACGAAGGATAAGTCACTTGATTTTTGTAAACGACAGGCTTTTAAAGATGCACTTGAGAAGGCGGTTGAGCTCATTCAAACCGATAAATTTGATAGTGTGGTAGATTTAATGAAGGAAGCCGTTTCTGTGGGGATGCCCCATAGTACCGGTCATGATTTTTTTGAGGATACGGATGCTCGCTTTGTTAGAGTCAATAGGCAGGTGTGTCCAACCGGCTTATCACGTTTGGATGCAAAAGATATTTTGAATGGGGGTTTGGGTCGAGGCGAGATCGGTGTTATTACTGCAAATACAGGGGTTGGCAAAAGTCATTTTTTGGTGGCCTTAGGCGCGGCCGCCATGAAAGTTGGAAAGAATGTGCTTCATTATACATATGAATTAAGTGAATTGGCAGTTGGGTTACGTTATGACTCCAATTTATGTGGAATTCCAAGTAATGACGTACAAGACAAAAAGGATGAAGTTATTGAAAGGTATAGGGATGCTGATTTGGGTAGGCTCATAATTAAAGAGTACCCCACAGGGTCGGCTACAGTTATTACCATTCGTAATCACATCGAGAAATTGATGCTCCGCGGATTTGTGCCAAGTGTAATCATTATCGATTATGCAGACATCATGCGTTCAACAAGAAGTTATGATTCTCTAAGGCATGAACTGAAGCTGATTTATGAGGAATTGAGAAATCTTTCCATGGATCTCAATGTTCCGATCTGGACAGCATCTCAGGCCAATAGAGACTCTGCTAATTCTGATATCGTGGGACTTGAGAACATGTCGGAGGCCTATGGTAAGGCCATGGTTGCCGATGTTGTTATTTCACTCTCTAGAAAACCAATGGAAAAATCATCAGGGGTCGGTCGATTATTTATCGCCAAAAACCGTGCCGGAAAAGATGGGTTGGTTTTTCCTGTGCACATTGATACCGCACGATCTATAATCAAGATAGCGGAGGAATCAGAACTAACGTTACGTGAAGTTGTTGATAATGATAAGAATGACATGAAAGTGCTATTAAAGAAAAAATGGAATGAAGTAAATAAAATATAATGAGGCAAAGCTGATGATATCATTCAATGAGGCAATTGAAGCATCGGGAAATTATTTTGGGGGTGATGATTTAGCCGCGAATGTTTTTGTGACCAAGTATGCATTGACAGACAGACATGGAAATATCTACGAAAAAACGCCGGATGATATGCATAAACGCATGGCAGCTGAATTTGCCAGAATTGAGAACGCCTATCCCAACCCTATGTCAGAGGACGAAATTTATCAATTATTTTGTAATTTTAAATATGTTGTCCCCCAGGGGTCACCCATGTCAGGGATTGGCAACCCCTATCAAATTCAGTCAATATCCAACTGTTTTGTAATTGAGGCACCGCATGATTCTTATGGTGGTATTCTTAAGACTGACCAAGAGTTAGTTCAAATTGCAAAACGCCGTGGAGGCGTTGGGTTTGACCTTTCAACAATTCGTCCAACTGGGGAGACTACGGCAAACTGTGCTCGAACTACGGATGGGATTGAAGTATTTATGGATCGCTTTTCTAATTCATGTCGAGAGGTTGCACAAAATGGTCGGCGTGGTGCTTTGATGTTAACAATTTCTGTACATCATCCTCAAATCTTTGATTTTATAAAAATAAAACGAAAACTGACAAGGATAACCGGTGCCAACATTTCCATACGTCTTTCAGATGAATTTTTGAAGGCCGTGGAAGACGTCCGCGAATTTGAGCTGAGATTTCCCGTTGACAGTGATACCCCTCAAGTTTCCAAAGTTGTGGACGCTAATGCATTGTGGGATGAAATTATAAAGTCTGCACATGCATGTGCAGAACCAGGATTGCTTTTTTGGGATAACGCAAAGAGATTAACACCTTCCGACATTTATGAAAACGAGGGTTTCGGTTCACAATCAACAAATCCTTGTGGGGAGATTATCTTAAGCCCCTATGATAGCTGTCGTTTGATGGTGATTAACCTTACGTCATTTGTTAATGACCCTTTTACTTCTCATGCAACATTTGATTATGAAAAAATGGGTGAAGTAGTTCAAAAGGCACAGCGATTGATGGATGATATGGTTGACTTGGAAATTGAGCAAGTTAAAAAGATATTGGCAAAAATTGATAATGATCCGGAGCCTGATGAGGTTAAGCAAATTGAGAAAGATCTTTGGTTAAATATTGAAACAATGGCTAACCTAGGTCGACGCACCGGGCTTGGGGTAACTGCTGTGGGTGATGCATTGGCAGCGCTGGGGGTGTGTTACGGTTCTGATGAATCAATTGAAATTGTTGAAGGGTTTTATAAAACACTGACAGTAAATGCATATCGTTCTTCTTGTATAATGGCCAAGGAACGTGGCGCATTTGAAGTGCATGATCATAATAAGGAACGTGGTCATGAATTTTTGGAGAGAATATGGAATGCAGCTCCTGATGTTTATGAAATGAGTAAAAAATATGGTCGCCGTAATATTGCTTTGACAACAACAGCTCCTGCTGGTTCAATTTCTACTCTAACCCAAACAACATCAGGAATTGAACCAGCTTATCTATTAAAATATACTCGGCGTAAAAAATTAACTGAAAATGATTTGGATGGTCGAGTTGATTTTGTAGATGGGGTTGGCGATCGTTGGCAGGAATATGATGTTTATCATCACGGATTTAAAAAATGGATGGAACAGAATTCAATTTCTGAAGATGATGCAACATCATATGAAATGCTTGAAAAGATGAGTCCATATTGGAAATCTACCTCTAATGATATTAATTGGATTAATAAAGTAAGGGTTCAAGCTGCTGCTCAAAAATGGATATGTCATGCAATCTCAAATACGACAAATTTGCCGGCACACACTACAGTTCATACGGTAAAAGATGTTTATATGACAGGGTGGAAATCAGGTTGTAAGGGTGTAACTGTTTATAGGGATGGGTGTCGCACTGGGGTATTGGTAACGAAGGAAAAGAGTGATAATTTTAAGCTTCATGATGCAACACAGAGGCCTGAGGAGCTTCAATGCTCAATTCACCATGTCACCATTAAGGGGGAAGCATGGACAATACTGGTGGGACTGATGGACGGCCGGCCTTATGAGGTTATGGGCGGATTGCAAAATTATTTAGAGATTCCCAAGAAATATAAGCGGGGAGAAATTATCAAACATCATTATAAAACTAAAAATTCTCGTTATGATTTGGTGATTGGAAAAAATGGAGATGAGTTGATTGTAAAAGACATTGTGGCCGTATTTGATAACCCCAATTATGCTGGGTTTACACGAACGATATCATTGGCCCTTCGTCATGGTGCCCCCATCAACTATATCGTTGAACAGTTACAAAAAGATAAAGATGCTGATCTTTTTTCTTTTTCAAAAGTCATTGCCAGGGTTTTAAAGAATTATATCAAGGATGGAACAAAACCAGGTAAATCCGCATGCCACAATTGCAGTGCCGAAGATACAATGAGATATCAGGAGGGGTGTGTGAGTTGTACGGCATGTGGTTATAGTAAATGTAGTTAGCGGAGGTACATAAAGTATGAATTGGATTTCTAAAGTTTCCCCCCTTTTAAAGGAATATGAATTACGTAGGAGCCCTATAATTGTGAGGGTAAATAAGTTTGATGAAGATGCGGCCAAGCAATTCCAGAATGAGATGGCCGCGGCACATAATACC